CCCTTCGTTAGGGCGTAACTTTCGAGTACGCCCCAACCCACCTCCATTTTGTCCTCACGGACCCCCTGGAGGGAGGGTTAATAGCGGAGTGAACATGCCAGGCGTACAGCCCGGCATATCCCGCCACTTGTTGAGAGTTCCTGCCTATTAATACAGGAACCCGAACCTCTGCTCTCTGGAATCGTATACCCCACCTCTTACGAGGGAGGTATAACCAGAATGCATAGGATCTGAAGAGTCGACTAAGACAGGGCAGATAGAGCTTTTCAGCTTCATCGGCGTAGTCTATAAGTCGATTCCAATCAACAATTGAACTGATCCTGTGGTTACGTAGTCTTATAATTCTGATCGAAACTCGATCAAAAACCCATTCGCCACATGATTCCCTCACTCGTGAGGAAATACATGTTTTGTGATGGTTGACTACCATGCCACATGCAGTCAGTGTCCGAACGACATTTAGAGCAAGTGAATTTGGAACGATAATATCGTCACCAAAAACACGTACCTTGTTAGGTGCTCTAAAGGATGTGCCTACACTACCTCTACAGGTTATCGTGGCCTTGGCTAATGCCCAGAAAACGATGGTTTGTATCGGAAAGCATAGGGCGGACCCCATAGTAGCGAAACACGTTGAACGTGTTCCGTCAACCAATGGGGTACGATATCGGATCACCGTCCTGTATATCCATTTCGGTAGGAGAGTCTTAACCAATGAAAGGCTAAGATTGTCGCTAGCGTCTTTTAAATCAATGGTGGCGTATCTATAATCAAAACATAGATTACGCGACTCACTGACGTCGAAGAAGTTAATGGATCTACGGGTTAGATAATGTTTCGAGCAGAGCTCGTAAAGAAGATCCATTAGGCCCTGTTGGGCAAACTGGTATTCTTTAGGCTCTATGCAAATAACCCTTGGACCTCGAAAGTCCTTAGGTACGCATATAACTCTCGAAGACGGCTCATCATGAGTCGTCGGAAACTCCTGTACACCGTCACGCCAACTCAACAAAGTTGAAGGTATGGCGGGGTACTTAATGAAGTTCCACTTATCTACTGCCTTTTCTCTATTAGCAACAGCACCCGGGCCATGACGTCCCCACGGATTCTTACGAAACCGTGTCAACTCATGGCAAAGTGGGTGTGAAGCGTCAAACAACAAAGATAACAATCTTTTTGCCTCGCAGATTACGTCGGATACAGGATTAATTGTATCGGGTAATTCACGGGGTTTTGTTATTCTGATAAGAAACTCGTCTTTCACAAGACTAGTTTCCTCCAGATTGTTTGACTCCAATTTGCTCCAGAAGGAGAGAACCTGACGCAATAAAAACGCGGCAGGTATTGATTCAGAGGAAGAAGCACGCAGCTTTCCATCATCATTGAACACCTTTCCAAAAAGGGTGTAAAATAATTGAGGTAGTTGTGTGCCCTTCTTCTTTCGCCATCCCAATGGAAGCTCAAAAGCTCCATTGATCAAAGCGGAATCAAACTCTCGGCCTAGTTTAGATAGTGTGATAGTTAGGAATATCATTCCCTCTCTATCATATCTTTTAACTAGGTATGAGAAGTCTCTATCCAAGTGAGGCAAATTAGGAAAATAGAGCAGAAAATCAGCCTTCAGGCTGGTAAGTACGGAAGACGGTTTAACCGTCTCAGGCATTACGGTCTCGATCACTCGTTTCCTCCCTAGCCTAAAATGGGTAACCATCAACACGCACAATAACGACGGATAACTATGGAGTTATACCGTCCACAAGGAGAGCCGCGTTAGCGTCCGTGAATAAGTCTTGCAACTGGATCAGAAGATCTTCTGAATCAGTTGTAGTCCATTCACTATCCCTTGGTAAAGACAGCTGTATGCTGACTGAACCAGTGGAGATAAGACCAGTGTCAGAATTCTGAACACTGTTCTTAAGGAAGATGCTAACACGATCGTTGCCTTTAGCCCCTGGATTACCAATTTGATAATTGAAAGCCAGAGACTGAGGCAGACCGAGCGCACGGTCGGCGTTACGATAAGTAGCACCGACGTCCGTCGATCCGATATGCGTATATGTAATATTCGCATCGGCCTTGTCCTTGAGTGTGATTGTTGATGATGCCATGATAGGCTCCTAATGGTTATGGTCAAATTCGCTGCAGTATTAAAGCAGCTCCATTGGCCAGTTCTTGTTGGGATAAACTTCCGAACCAACCTGCTGTCAATGTAGATGGGGGAAAACCCCGTGTCCGAGTGTACGACTGATAAATCAATCGTTCCGCTCCTTCAGCGGGGGAGGTGTCACCACTAGGATTAACTCCATTCCAGAAATTATTACCACTAAACGAGCTTTTGAACTCGCCGTAGTAAGATGTCTTGACGGAGTAACCCACGTGGGTCAACTTTTCCCTTACTTGTACAGTGGGATCTCGTCGTAATATTTTATTGAAGTTGATAAACCAATCAACAACAAAGGAATAAGGTACGAGATCCCAGACAGCTTCAGCCACGTTTTTGACTCCAAGTGCGTCCATGTAATGCTCAAAGGCTGTTATATGATTAACAGCTTCGTCCAATACATAATGCGCGCTGAAGACAGCGACACGTTCTATTCTAGAGATGCGAAATTCTATTTTACATCCCTGATAGCTACGTTGTCGCCATGGCCAGGCTCCAGAGCCGTCTACTTGTCTAGTAGACATTCTCTGCTCGACTCCAGTCATAGCACGTAAATTGTTGATGTGTGTCTTTACTCTGTGATGCAGCGTTATTAATGCTACAATATCATTGTAAAGAGAACGCCAACCGTATATGTACTCCAACTGAGAGGACGCACCCGCATGAACAAGATCCTTAATGGTCTTGCTACCGTGGGTGGTAAGGGAGGTAAGCGCTTTGAAAGGCGATTTAAACATCGCCAGCGTTTTAATTCCCTCACCAATGGTTACTAGGATATTACTCTTAGCATCCATGGTCCCTGAGAGACGATCACCGACTTGCGATACTAATGATGTCCAATCGATAGCAGGATAGCTAGCGATTGAAGGCGGATACGTTTGACCGGAAAAGAAAGCTTTCCCGCTAATCATAGCGGAAGCACCATCAACAACCATACCATAATAGTATGATGTTGTGGTGTTTGTGAAAGCATCTTCGTTCGGCCACGCAACAAATTGACTATATTGTTTCATAGCAATATGTTGAGGTATATGCTTGTAATGGGAGACGGGATTATACATCCCCTTCTGCCCAACGACATCAGTGATCGATTGGTAGTCAGCGGCGTTAAACGACCAGTTTGAGAGCTCATTGGAATTAGTCCAAACAATTAAGTTTGGTCTAGTCTTCCCTAGTACTTCATCGTAATAGAAAGAATCGGCCTTCACATAATAGAAGGTGACTCTTCCTGAAAACGATGCCGAAGTACTAAGGGATCCCGATGTTCTCTGTCTACTGGTCATTGTTTAACACTCCTGTTTGTTCGGACTATAAAATACCGATATCCCATACGCGTTGTGCGTATGGCGGTATCTTGGGGGACCCTAGGTGGG